ACGCCGGTCGGCCTCGGCATTGCACTGCCTCCGACCGGGCAGCTCACCAACGGCAGTGGCACGCCATCGATTCAGAATGCCATCCTCAACATGGGAGAGACGCCGTTTGAATATGTCGCCATGCCGTTTACTGATTCCAACTCGCTGTTCAACATCGATCAGGAGTATGGATTCACCGACAGCGGCCGCTGGGGTTGGGAGCGTCAGCTGTTCGGTCATGTGTTCAGCGCGCGGCGTGGGATTCCAGCAGGCCCCGGCGACGACGGCTATGCCGACCTTGTCCAGTGGGGTTTGCAATACAACTACGCAACGATCTCAACCATGGGGTTCGAGGCTGCGAGCCCGTCGCCGAGCTACGAATGGGCGGCGGCATATGCCGCCAAGGCCCAAAGGGCGCTGATCAACGATCCGGCCAGACCTCTGCAATCGTTGTCGCTCAACGGCATCAAATCGGCGCCGTTCCACCAGCAATTCGACTTCGTCGAGATCAACTCGCTCGCTTCCAGCGGCATCGCGATCCAGAAAATGGGATCGGATCAGCAGCCGATGATCGCCCGCGAGCAGACGATGTATCAGCTCAATCTGTATGGTGCGAGCGACGACGCCTACGAGTTGGTCACCACCTTGGCAACACTCGCCAAGCTGATGCGCAATCAGAAGCAAATCATCACCAGCAAGTATCCGCGCCACAAGCTGGCTGATGACGGCACTAAGTTCGGACCCGGGCAGGCAATCGTCACCCCAGGCATCATCAAGTCCGAGCTGATCGCCGACTATCAACAAGATATGTACGACGGCCTCGTAGAGAACCTGGCCGCCTTTAAGGCACATCTCCTTGTTGAACGCGATCCTAATGACCCCAACCGCCTGAACGTGCTTTATCCGCCGGACCTTATCAATCAGTTGCGGATCTTCGCGGTCCTCAATCAGTTCCGGCTGCAATACGACCGCGGCATCGATGTAGAAATCATCGGACCGTCGCCGTCGCCGTTCAACGCCGCGTCGCAAATCGGCGGCTAAGCGTTCCGACCTTACCGACCGCACTGGGCCGCGGTCACCCCCTCCAAACAATCAGGAGTGATCCATGGCCCAGCGCTTTGCGGGGATCGCGTTTCTATCGGTTGACGGCAACCAACTTCAGTTGCGCGGCAACTTCACCGTCAGCCCGTCTGCTGTCGAGCGCACGATGATCGCCGGCCAGGACGGAGTCCACGGATACCAAGAACTTCCGAGGGTGCCCTACATCGAGGGCGACATATCCACTGTGCCCGGCCTCCTGCTCGAAGCGCTGGAGCAGGACACCAACAGCACTGTCGTGGCACAGCTGGCCAATAAGATGCAGTACACACTTGTTGGTGCGACGTGCAAAGCCGGCTTCGAAGCAAACACCCGCGATGGTCAGGTAAGAGTTAGATGGGAAGGCCTTTCTTGCCAAGAAGTGCCGCTGTAGGCGTAGGCATCAACCAGAATAGGCCAATAAAATAAGCATAGTCAAGCGCTCTGGTGTATGGTCTCCCGTGTTGGGAAGGCTATTTACCAGGAGCGCGATCAAATGCGAACAAATCCGGCCTTAACTGCAGCCGAGCTGCGGCGGCTGATCGAATACAATCCAAAAACTGGCAAATTCACGTGGCGCGTCAAGCGGCGCGGCCGGCCTTACGGTTGGATGCCGCCGGGAACCGAAGCTGGAAGCGTTTGGGCAAGCGGCTATCGCTATATCAAAGTTAACGGCACCCCTTATGCGGCCAGCCGCTTAGCGTTTTTGTGGATGACGGGGCAATGGCCGCCCCTACAAATGGATCACAAAAACCGAGATCGCGCTGACGATCGCTGGTGCAATCTGCGGATCGCCACTCCGCAACAGAATCAAGGCAACAAGCTCAACTCGAACAATGCGCTCGGAATGAAGGGCGTTTGTTACGAAAAGAGCCGCCGCAAGTACAAGGCCTACATCGAGTTCGGCGGCCGATCGATCAATCTCGGTCGGTTCGCGACCGCGGCTGAAGCGCAAGCTGCATACGCCGAAGCGGCGAAACTCTATTTCGGAGAATTCGCCAGATACAACTAAGCAGGAGACTGCATGAACGAAGTTCCCAACAAACAGAAGTTTCGTGACGGCTTTGTCGATGACACCAAGCCCGGCAATGAAGCCGAAGTAGCAAGGGCCGCTGCCGCCCATCCGGCGCCGGAGATCGAGGCGTCGCCTGCGGACATTGCAGCGGAGGAGGTTGTCTGGCCGATTGTGGTCAAACTGTCGTTCAAGCCGATCAGCAACCAGAAGGGCGAGATGGTGAATCAGCTGGCGTTCCGCGAACCGCGCGGCGGCGACATCAACCGCTATGGCAATCCGGTGCGGATGAACAGCCAGGGCGATTGGGTGATTGAGGAGCGCAAGATGCATTACATCATGGCGGCGCTCTCCGACATCCTGCCGCCGTTCCTGGATGCGATGGACCCGCGCGACTGGAACTTCTGTGCTTATGAGCTAATGCGTTTTTTTCTTCCCAGTCGTCGGGTCTCGTAGGCAACGAGAACGACCTCATTCTCGATTGCTACCGACTCGCCCACTACTATCACCAGCCACCCGACTTGTTTCTTGCCATGTCGTTGCAGGATGTGCGTTTGCACTTGCAGCGAACATCGCAGCTCGCGCGTCTGATGCGGCGGGATTCTGATGGCGACTGAAGAACAAGTTCTCACCCTCACGACGCAATTCAGCGATGAAGCCTCTGCGGCGATCGCCGGGGTGCGGCAGGCTATTGCGCAGTTGAGTGGTCCGGCGGTGCTCGAAGCACAGCGGCGGCTCAATCAGGACATGTCGGAATTCGAGAGCGGGGTTCGCAATCTCGGGCGCGAAGCATTGGGCGTCGGCCGCACGTTCGCCGATCTGGTCAAGGTCATCGGGCCGGTGCCGGTCGCGGTTGGATTGGTGGGTTATGAGGTCAACCGGCTGATTCGCTCGGGGGCGGAATGGTCGCGTAGCGTTGTCGAGATGAGCAATGCCGCCCGGATGGCGGGGCTGAGCTTCGGCGAGTTCAAGGGCATCTCTCAGCAATTGGAGCGCATGGGCATCAGCGCCAAAGAGTCCAGCGGCGCACTGGCTGGCTTCAATCGCGCTTATGCCGAAATGCTGACCAGCGCGGGCAAGCGCGCCGAGATCATTGGCATCTCGGGATCCCAGTTTGCTCCGCAAATGGCGGCGGCCCTCGTGTCGCTGCGCGGCATTACCGACGAAACCGATCGACTGAATAAGATTCGAGAACTCGGCAACAATGTTTTCAACAACGCGATGGCGGAAACGCATGATCGTGTGCTCTCCACTTATCGAGAACGGCAGTTTCTGGCGAAGTTCAACGCTGAATTTCTGATCAACGTCAGGCGGGACCTGACCAAGGAGGATGTGAAGCGGATCAATGCGCGTAATGAGATGAGCGCTGCGGCGCAAGCGCTCAATAGCGAATTGATCAGGGAAAAGCAGACCCGCGACGACATCAAAGACGTCTGGCAGGAAATGCTGGCGGGGCCAGAGACTGAGATGATCAAGATTTTAATAGATTTTGAGACCGTCATCTTGCGCACGATCCAGAAGGTGACGGGTGACAAATTAACGCCGCAGACACCGGCCGAGAACTTAAGTGCAACGCCGAGCCTGCCCGGCGGCTATTCGCCGAAAGGCGGACTGGAAGCGTTACAGCGGCACTACAACACCGACAATACCTTAGGGAAAACTCTTTCGGATATGCTGGGGGTCGGGATCGGCCGTCTCGCCTCACCCGGCGCTGGCCCGGCGATCGGCGGCACCACTCCATTCTTCCTGACCGGGGACGGCGGCACCGGCGGATCAATCGGCGACAACTGGCGGCGATCGGAGAACGTCGAAGACGATCGCACTCAGCAATTCGATAAGAACACTGAGCAGGTTCATCAACTCAATCAAACGCTGCGATTGATTATAGCCGCATCTCGGCGCGGTCGGGCTGGTGATCTTGCGGGTCAGCTCGGCCTCGGCAGCATCGGCGGCGGCGGTGGTGGTGGAACAAGCGGCACAAGCGGCGCCGCGGGCACGTCATCGGTAACACCACTCCCGCCACCGGTCACCGGGCCGACCGGGACGCCGCTCGCTGGCGTTACAGGTGGCCAGCCATTCGGCATCAACGTCAGCCCGAATCGATTCAGCGAGATCACGGGCTTGCCGCCGAGCTTCATGAACGTCACCGCTGGGCAGCGCGCCTACGCGCGCGGCATCAGCACCGGGATGGGACCGGGGGCGCCCGGGCTCGATGCGAGATTTACCGGGCTGAAGACGGAGGCAGGCGCGTGGCCGACGGCGGCAGCACCGGGCGGCGCTGGCGGCGCCGGCGTGCAGCCTTATCCTGACAATGCGGGATACACGCCGAGTCATTTCGCGATCGTACGGCTATGGAACCCGGGCGCGGCGACTGCGGTCAAGGGAGGAAAGACCGATGCGGCGGCCAGCGCATTCGGCGGCGTCACATCAGCTAATCTTCCCGGTGGCGGCTATACGCCAGGGTTCTCTAGCCCGGTGGGCGGCGCTGCTTACAACATGTGGTTCTTGGCCACGCAGAAGGGGGTGCTTGGAGTTGGTCATTCGCTGAGCGATATTCTTTGGCAGTGGTCCGGTCACAATCGTGGCCACAGACCGGCTGATCTTCCCGGCATGGATATCAACCATGTTTTGACTAAAGAAGATCTCGATGATCCGGTATTCATGACGCAATTTGTTAAGTCGTTTTCCGCTGGTGAAGCGCCCGGTAAATATCCAATCAGCGACGATCAGCTTCAGCAATCCTTCAAATGGTACAAATCATATTTGAATACGGGAGGGGTTCCAAAGGAAGACGCATTGCCGTTTACTCCCGGCAAGCAAGGCACTACGCCCCAAGCGGCAGTATCGCCGCAAACCGGCGGTCCGCAAGTTGTTGAAACGCTCCCGAGCGGTGCGCAAGTTGTTCGCGGCGCTGCGACCACGACTAAGGTGACAGGCGTTTCATCAAGCAATCCGTTGTTAACGGGAGTGCACCCGACCACCGGCCAGCCAATTGACATGGCGGTGCTGCAACAGGCCGCGCAGATAGCCCAGATGGGCAACACCCCTTCTACCCGGGGACAGGCCGTGCAGGCGGTCCGTAAATATATTACCGATCAGGGCCTGACATATTCCACAGGGGAGGATTGTGCCGAGTTTGTCACCGCCGTACTGGCGCGGTCGCAGCACCTTGCCCCGGGCGTGCTGCCAGCGGGCGTGAAAAGCGATTATCCTGGGGCCGCGTCTTATATGCACTATGGGGAT